GCATTAACAAATGCTTCCATTGTATCTCGAGCACCGTTTACATTTTTTGTAATTATTCGTTTCCAAGCGCTACTTTCAAAAGTTAATTTAGGACCAATTAAATAAACAACTAACCCTCCTTTAAAGGAGGCTGTCTCAACATTTTTCCAACTAGCTAATGTCCTTTTTGCTTTTATATTTTCTCTAGCTGTTCGTATAAATACTTTTGAACCTGATTGAAAAGCTTTATAATGAACGGACTCTTTTGTTAATTTAGTGAGTCCTGATTGTTTTTTATAATGTTCAAATATAGCTGCGCTAAGATCATCTGTATGTAAAACTACTTCATTGCAGTACATTTTTGCTAATTTTTTACGAGCGCGAGTTTGGCTTTTTTCAGTAGTTCCAATTAGTCTTGCTATTTCTTTTTCAAGCGATTCTCTAGCCATTATACTATACTATATCTATAATTTTATAAAGGTCTAGTACTCGTTTGATGTGATCTGGAAAACCTATATCATTTCTGATTGAAGTACTACCTTCATTTCTTAGGGTGGTTCCAGCGATTGAACGTTGTGTTTTATATTCTTCTTTTAAGTAGTATGTAATCAAATCATATACCGCAAGTTTTAAATCAGCTGGTACAGCTGAATATCCTGCGTTATATACTACTTTTACTGCTCCGAACCCTTGATGCCAATAATCGATACCTGTACTACCATCTATCCTTCTAATACGATCATGTTCTGTATCTACATAGTAATGCGTATTGTTGGTTAGAGTTTCATAGCTGTCAGCGATTGAGGCTCGTTCTTGCACGGAAGTAACACTAGTGAGTGGAGATTCTGTGACAAAAACCTCCGAAGTGAGTTTATCCTCGACATCAAATATCTCTGTTTTAGTAGCAGAGTAATAATCAATGATAGAGTGTCCACAATATGTTTTAACCATTTGACTCACAGAAGCAACCAAGGTATCGATCTTTGCATCGTCCTTGTTATGATCCATCTGTTTGTAATTTTTATAGTCTTTTGTAGTAACTAGGTTTGCCATTTTGTGTCCTTTAAGTGAGGTGAAACTTGGAGGAGCAATTACTCCCCCAAGTCACCCAGCATATTTCTTCATACCCGCATAGCGCGGTGTAAGTTAATTAAGAAGCTTTGTACTGAAGTGCCCACTTAGATGTAGCGCCATCAATTAGATCGATGAAGCCTAGTCTTTGTGAAGCAACTAGTACTCTTCTTTGAGCCGCAACCTCGTAGTCTGACTCAACGGTCATTCCACGTAATCTTGGCATAACATAGTTTCTAGCGTATACTGCTACGGCATGGAATTTAGATGTAGCAGGTGTAGCGAACTCGTCGCATACAATTACTTTAGATCCAAATACTGTTCCGATTTCCCCAGATAGTTTAGTAGCTTGGTCGCCAACTAAATTAACATCTTGGAATTCAGCATCCTCTAGTAGTTCGAAGTAGCCTCTTTGAGACACAACGTAAACTACGTCTTCAGCTTTTAAGCCGTATTTGCCCATGTTCTTTCTAGCAGCTAATAGTTGTAGCGCTGTAAGAGCATCTGATGCAAATGCAGTTGAAGTCTGAGTTAAATCTGAATCATTTCTTGCTAAGTGCAATAGACCTTCAAATGTTGCTCCACTTGTGCCATAAACGCCATCAGCGTCATCACCAGCAAGTATTGCATTCTCAATGCCTCTGGCATGAGATCTGATCATAGATTCACGAATCAATGGAAGAATAGGCAAGATTGCATCTTCTTCTGTTTCGTTACCTAAGTATGATTGAGAGATTAATTTTTTGGTTGAAAGGGTTCTTTCGGTCATTACTATACCAGCACCATTCGCAGGGTCATACGCATCGCCTCTTGGGTCTAAGTTACCATGAGGTGCGGATCCTGAAGCTGCTTGGTTGCCTGTAAATTCAGCGTAACCAGCATCTGGTAGGATAGGTAATATTTGAGTCGCAGAAGTCATAGCGATTTCTCTAAATAGAGGTGCTAGTACTAATTCGTTTTGAATATCCCTTTCTATGTTTGTTGAAACAGTTTGTTCAAAATCTGCAGAGGAAACATCAACACCTGACATGGCATTAACTTTTTCCATTGTAGCTACAGCGTGCTTAGTATTAAGCCCTTTGCCTGTAGCTTTACCAAGTAACCATACGTCCTCTAGATCGCTAGCAAACGACTCAAGGCTTCCACCTTTTTGTCTTTCGCCAAAGATTCTTTTAGATTCTCTGATTTGTTGGATTTCTTCAGATTTTTCTTGTAGTTCAGCTTTTAGGCTTTCTACAACTTGCTCAACGTTAGAGTATTGACTATCAATGCGTTTTTCTAAATCAGAAACTAATGCTTCTGCTCCAGATGTTCCTGCTTCGATAATAGCTGATACTTCAGCTTTCTTTTCTTCGAGTTTAGCATCGGATATTGCTTTTTCTTCAACGGCTTTCTCTGCGACTGCTTGTTCTTCTGCCATAGCTTTCGCTTTAGCATCAGCTTGTTGCATCGCAATAGTTGCAGCTGTTTCTTTAGCAACGTTCTTTGCAAACTCTTCAAGATTAAAGTCTTTATTTTCTGACATTATTTTTTCCTTGAAGACAGACGTAATGTCTGTATTATCTTGAGGCGTAATTACCTCGGTTTTTTTGACAAATTGCTTTTTCCACTCAGAATATTCTTCCTGACTGTCAAAAGACTTCGCCACAGAGAAGGTGGCTGCTTGGTTAGCGGGTACGGATACCACACTTACTTCAAACAACTCCGCATCTTTAATCAAGTACCCATCGCCGCTTTCCATATAATCTGCGTCTTTGACGCGGAAACCGACACTGAATGCTCTCAGAATACCCTCTTTCACTAAATTTGTTACATCGCCAGCACTTTTTGATAGGTTCGCGGTAATCTTTAGTCCCTTTTCGTCAGTCTCTAATGAGGTGGCTCTGCCGATAGGTCTGTTGTAGTCATGGTTGAAAAGTATAATAGGATTACTGCCAAAATTTTCTAATCCTCCTTTCTCCCATGCTTCTTTATTAATAACATCTCCCGCACGATCTGTATCGTTAGTGCTGGCATATCCCTTGATATCTACGCTTCCATCTTCGTTAGGGTTAACGGATTTGAAAGTTGATGTTAAATTAAAAATCTTTTGCATAATTATTCCCCTTTATTTTGCAGCAGGCTTTACAGCCTTCGCAGCTTTTTTGGGCGCTTTTGCAACTTTTGGAGCGGCTGCTACTTCCGTAGAAGGATTAGCCTTTTCCCATTGCTCAGGAAAGTTAGTTTTTATCATTTGACCTACTCTTCCCCAAGAACCAAAAGGCCTCTTGGCGATAGTAAATCTGATAGGTGCATCATCTGCAGCTTTATATTCTGCGGGTGATAGGATCTTTCCTTTTTCAGCAAAATAATCAGCTAGTTGTTTTAACACTTGTTTTTTATTCGCCATTATTTTCCTCTTCTTCAGGTCGTCCACCTTCAGATGGATTCGCTGCTGAGCCTGCTATATTTGCAGGCACTCTTAAGTCGTCATGCCCTTCTAACGGCTCCATTCTCATTGCTTCTCTGACTTCGTTTGGCGTCATAATTCCAGTATTAACTAAAGTACTGTAATATGCTGCCGAGTCTTTCAGTTCGGGCTGTAAAGCAGGTATATTGCTTACATCTTCTGAAAGGTCGAATCCAAAGAAACGCTCAAATGCAAAGTTTATCTTTCTTACTATAGGTAGTACTGTTTCTAAATAGTACAATCTATGGTTGGGTCTAATATTTGCATTGTTCCCACTATCCAATAGCAATGGCGGTACGCCTATTGCTTGTAGTATAATCTTTTCGTTTGCCTCAATAGCTGCTTGGAAGTCTAGATCTTTAAAATTAACCTCCGTTAAGTTATCTATTTCTAAACCACCATCTAAAATTAGAGGTCGTCTCCCTCCTGTGCTCGGGTTGTAACGGGCTCTCCAAGCAGCTAGCATACGTTCTTTTATCTTTTCACTAAGTGTATTAGGACTTTTTAGTACTAATCCTGGGACAGCTCCATTTTTAAAAAAGTTGTCCTGAAAGTTTCTCATACTTGCTAAAAGCTGCATGGTTCTATATGCAGGTTTTAGTCTTGGAACTCCTCTATAAATAGAGTTAAATGAGTTTTCCTTAATATGTACAATTTCACTTGGTGAGTAATCGATAATTCCGTCATACGTATACTTGCTTATATATGTCTGTTCGTCTGTTTCAATTGTAACGTTTTCAGCAGGTAAGTGATACATGCCGCTCCCGTCAAAATAAATAAATATGTTTCCATCAATCAATAAATCAATTATCAGATTTCTTTTAAATGTATTTATGTCTTGGAATGGATTTGGTTGCACATTTAGTAAGTTATTAACAGTAACTTTTCTAATGTTTTTAATTACTGGAGTTAGTCCTGACACTTTAGGTCCGACATCCATTGGGATTTCAGCAACGTCATCTACAACAATATTTACTGCACGGTTTACAACTTCTAGCTTTTCATAAGCGTCACGATATCTAGTAACTACTTCTCTAGATTCGACTGTTAAACCTTCCTCTCTACCAATCAGGTATTGAGCAGGATTAATCTTTTCGTCGTCGCTATAGATATTTGTTTGTCTACCTAGTATTCGGTCATACCATGCCATGTTTTTCTCTTTGTTTTAGTACCCAACGTTGTTGTTTTTGGGCTGTGAATAATTTGGGTCGTTTTCCATAAATGGAATGTAATCTTAAATGATGATTATGACAAAGAGTTACAGCCTCTTCGTATAGTTCTGCGATATGCTGCTCTATAAACGTATCTCTAACTTCCATTATTTCTTCAGCGCTATCAATATTCAATTTGTTCTCTCTTAGCCACTTGTCTAGTAGTTCCGTCATTCCGTAGAAGTGATGAAAGTCCAGATTTTCCGTACTTCCGCAAATTTCACACTCCGTTCCCTTATCGTACTTTGACTTTGCTTTGTCTCTAACGTATTTGACTAAGTCTCGCTTAAGATTCATTTATTTTTCTCTTATCTTGTATTATACTAAAATACCACGAAAAAGTCAAGAAACATTTTTTCGTAGGTCTGGTTAATTTAAAAAGTTGTTGCAGAAGTCTCGAAAGTATACAGCGCATATCTGAGAGCATCTGACATATGAGAGAATCTATCGTGTTTTGGTTTTTCTTTCATAAGATTCGGATTTGGGTCCCATTGATACTGGTCTAAACACTCGAGAGTGTGAGTGCATCTCTGATCCACTATAAGCTTATTATTGTCAACTATGCTTGCTACTTCTCCGATTCCATCAAGAACAGATTTTTTAGCGTTTATAGTGGTTACATCATAATTCTGAGCAAAGTCAAATCGTGTTTGTTGTGCAGCTGAGTCAATGTAGATCCAATCTATGTCATGTTTGTCTTGGAGTGCCCGTATTTGTAGTGCGTGTTGTTCTGTAGTACGCTCTGAATCTAAGTACTCATCTAATACATAGAAGTTGCCTGAGTCCCAATCGTATGCAATAACGCATAAAGCTGTTGGGTCTTTGTACCCCACATCCAGTCCTGCAATGACATCCATTTTACTTGTGTCTAATTCTGATAAGTCAGCTACACACTTCTCGTAATCAAATGCCCATATTTGTCCTGCATAAGTATTAAAGTCAGCCATGTATTCCTGAGCAAACTCTGCTCCTGACATAGATTTTTTAGCTTCTATAATGTCTTCTTCACTAAAACGTGGGTTCTCGTGGTAAGTGGCTCGTATTGAGCACCACTCTGCAAATTCATCTGAGAATCCACGATAAAAGAAATCAGCAAACCAGTTGTTTCTACCACGAGGTGTAGATATAAATATTGCTTTACTATTATCTTTATCAAGTGTAGGACGTAATGCTACATTAAAAGCATCTCTACCGTCTACAAGTGCTGCTTCGTCAAAGATAATTAAATCGTATGATCTACCAACACAAGAGTCCACTTGATTGATTGATCCCATACGAACTGTAGAACCATTTGATAGTTCTATAACTCTATCTTTTGCATTGTCTTTTGTAACTTCTAGATCGAAGTGTCTGATAAGTTGTCTCTGTAAATCAAATGATATTTGAGATAAAGAGTAATTAGGTGACATAATTAATATGTGAGTATTTGGGACAAGTGCTGTGAGTTGCCCAATTATGTTTGAAATGTATGTTTTCCCCTGACGTCTTGATACTGCTCCGCATACAAAACGATATTTGGGATTGTTGACTGCATTGATTATTGCAAGTTGTGATGCGATAGGAGTAACCCCCAGTAGTTCCATATATGGCTCTATCGGAAGTTTGATAAACCTATCTTCTGATGTGTAAGAGGTTAACTCTGTACCCTCTATGTCTTTACGACTGATTTCTAAAGTCAATGTACTGTTTTGTTATCTGATGAATGAATAATTTGATGTGATTGAGCAAGGTGGTAAAGATATAAAAAGCCACCACAGAGTGATGCCATCTGTAAGTTATCAGCGTTGAGCTGACCAGTCTTAGATGCTTCTTTGTCTACTTTATCTAATACTTGAGTTGCTGCATCTGAAAGATTCCTCAGCCAGCTCTCATCTAAATATCTTAAATCTATATCTTCTACCATTTTACTTTATTTGCCCAATATGCTGCGGACATTTTTCCTTTTTTAATATTCCTACGATGTCTTGCTTTGAATGAAGCACGTTTCTTCCTCATTTTAGCTGACTCGCCTGTTTTCCTTTTGCCCGCTGTTTTTGCTCCCTGTTGCCCAAATCTAATAGTTTTAACTTTCTTTCCTGATTTCGCTACTACTATGTGGGACTTCTTTCTATGTTTTGGAGTACGTTTTGGTTTATTATAACCTGAAACTCCTGCTCTCTTAAGTCTAGAGTCTTTTTTTCGCCCTCGTTTCCTTACCGCCATAGTTATCTCCTTCTACGACGTGTAGTTTTACGTTTACGTCGTCCTCTTTTTGCTATAGTTTTTACATAAGTGGGTTTACCACCTACTCCCTGTCGTTTTGAGCGCTTACGTCTTACTGCTGATGTTCTTTGACTTTTGCTCATTCTTGCAGCTTTAGCTGCTGGTACACACTTGGGGTATCCTTTCTTTCCCTTTTTGGCTTTTTTTCTGCCACACTTTTTGTAGCCTCCACCCTTCTTAGGTCGAGAAATGTCTACCCAGTTCTGTTTAAACCATTTGCCTAAACCACCCCTAGCCACGACGGTACTTCCCTCCTGCTTTCTTATATTGTCTCACTAAGTAAGCATTTGCATATGCACTAGGGTATACAGCAAACTTTCTCTTAGTCTTTGCTTTAACTCTAGCATATAGCTTTTTATTAGTAGGTACGTTTCGTTTCTTGGCTGAGGTTTTTCGTTTACGCCTCTTAACAGCCATGGTGTCTCATACCCTTTTTCTTTTTACCCCCGCGCTTTTTACCACTTTTCTTAGGTCGTCCACGTTTACTTCCATAAGTTCCTTTACCACTTGGCATAATTAACTCCTTTTGCCCAATCTCTGAGCCCTGGACTTTTTGTACGTTTGGTACTTAGTCCTTCGTTTTGATGTTACCCTTGATTTTAAATACTTCTGATAAGCAGATCGTCCTTTCGTAGACCCACGAGTATTTCGTAACTTTTTTCTCGCCACTACCCTTCTGTTAAGACTGGCGTTCCGAGTATTTCTGCATGTGCAGCAAATATTTGATCAGTATTTCCTTTTTTAAGAATTATTGTTTCTCCACCTGCTAGTGAGCAAGTTCCTAACGTGGCGTCTGCCGCATTAGCAACAGTAACTAGTCTAACTGTAGTACCTGAATTAACAAGTCTTACATTGACAGATCCATCAAATGTAGATGCAGCACCAACACTAGTTCCACACGCAACTTGTGTTCCGAGCAATTTTATAGCTCCCATTTACTTCTCCTTTGCGTCATCTGACGCCTTCTCCTGTGCTTCTGCTTTAACTTCTGCAAAGGTTTTTGATTTTTGTTTAGCGGCAATCATTTTGTCTTGAATATCTACTGTGCCGTCCCAGTTTTTGTCTGAACCGTTTATAATATTCCAAGCTTTTTTAAACCACTTAGTCATTTTCCTCTAAAGCTTTTTCAGCTTCCTCTTTTGTTTTAAATTTATGCAATTTTCCCATAGCATCACGGTACTTCCATAATCCCCTACTTTCATATATTTCTATGCCAGGGGCTTCTGGAGTTGTTGACTCCTTTGCGGGCTTTGCCATTTTAGTCTCGTAATCAACCATCACTCCTCCTATAGTTATCTTTACGTCTATAGTCAGCTAGCGCTTTTGCTATAGACTCCTCTGCTAAAACCGAGCAGTGACGCTT